TGTGGGGGCCGCCTCCCGGCCGCGACTGAGCCAATCTTCCCATGTCGCGGCGGGAAGCCGACTCCTACAAATCGAGGGCGTTCCGGTAGATTAATTCTTGGGAATTGCATTAGAACCTCGACATCCGCTCATCCGTCATGACCCGCTCCGTGGCCACGTAGGCCGGGGCGTCGGATGCCGGGGTGCCGGATGGGTCCTTCGCCCCAAGGGAAATTTTGCCCTCGGCCACCCGCTCCAGGAACCGCACGGCGTCCCGGTAGCGCTCCCGCACCGTCTTTCTGGCCATATCCGGCCGCCTGGCGTAGAGGTTATGGACGGCCATATCGACCGCGTACTTCCGGAGAACCGGAGGCACGGGGGATATGGGCAGCTCCATGCGCGATCCAAGATAGGAGTCGATCTCCTCGGAGGCGTCCGAAAGGGCGCGGGATAGCCTTGCCTCATCCGCGGCTCCCGTGCCCTCGTCGTCGGTAAGCTGGATCAGATCGAGCTCCGGTATCTGCTTTTCAAGATCCTCGATAGTCGCGTAGGACGCCACGCTCCCCCCCTTTTTCGCACGCTATCCTGGAAAAATTACGCAACGGCGTCCTGAATGAAGTACCCGACGTCGCCCGCAATCACCTTCTCGTCGCTGTTCCAGGCCACCTTAAAGAAGTGCGCCCCCTTGATGCCGCGCTTTCCGTCGAAATCGCGGTAGGTGGAGCGGCGGGTCTCAACGAGGGTCGCCCCGAAGGTGACGCTCCTGATCCCCGGATTCGGATCGACATAGAGAGCCGCGCAGTGCTTGCCCCAAAGCCTCGAGTAGCTCGCGGCCTGCCCCGGCTTCGCCGTGTTGTACCGGGCGCGTCCGACAAGCCAGCGCTCGACCTCAAAAAGTCCCCGGCACTCCTCGATTGTCGCGAGTCCTCCCGGAGATCCCTGGTAGCGCGATGAGCCCTTTACGGCGTCGAGCACCTCGGGAAGAGCACGGAAGACCTTCCAGACGTCCGCTCCCATGGCAAAGGTGTTGGCCCTGGTAAAGCAGCCCTCGATTGCATCCAGAACATTTTTTATGGGGCTGTCGGCCGTGCCGCCCCACTGTCCCGTGCCTGAAAGCTGGACCTTGTTTGCCGCCGGGTAGCTTGCGGCGTTGAAGACGATATCGACCACCCGCTTTTCCTGGGCGATATCGAGCAGGAGGTTCAGAAAATCGTTCGTGTCGAGCTCCGGCTGAAGGGGATTGTCCGAGTTATCGATTGTCTCCTGCGGAAGCCAGTCGGATAAGGCATGGTCCTTAACCGAGTAGTTTGCGGTCGTAACCCCCCAGTCCACCTCGTTGGGCATGCTTTTGGGTCCGATTTTATCGTCGGCCAGGGTGAAGGAGTCCTCCTTGTTGTACTGGTAGAAGAGATCGGATCTCTTGTTGACCTTGACTTCCGGCATGACGAGCGGCCAGATCATGGCCTCGTTTCGGTACTTGACCGATAGATTGGTCAAAACCGCGTCCTTGTGAAGGGCTCTTGCCTCGGGCATGAGGGCTTCTCCTTTTTAAATGCTCGTTACATACTCGACGAAAAATACGGCCTTGCCCGCCGTGAGCTTGTGCGTGGCGACCGTGAGCGCAAGCTCGCGCTCGGCCGTCGTCTTGATCATTTTGGCCGCCGTGCCGTCCGGGATGAGCGCGGCGATGCCGGAGAGGGTGTCGGCGTCCACGGCGGCGAGCAGGTCGTTATCCTGATCCTCGGAGCCGAGCTTGATCGTTCCGTCGTTTCCCTCGGATACGAACGGCGTGATAATGTCCGCGAAGCCGCCGGTGATGACCGCGTTATCGGGAATGGCGACTCCGAGCCCGTATGAGCCCACCGCCCGCTCGCCGCCCTCTCCCTCGGATACGTCGAATACGGCGGCGGCCACCTGCTTTGACCCGATTCCCGAGATTCCGCTTGCATCGTCGAGGACGCTTATAACGCCGTCGCTCGTGCTGTAGAGCACGCATGGGGCGATCCGCAGGGGAACGATATCGCCCGCTACCCCCGAGGCCGTTACAAAGCCTATGACGTTTTGTCCGGGCTTTGCCCGAACGGCCCGCCCCAGGGAGTCGGAGGTAACGGGGCGTCCCCGCAGAACCGTGCCGCCGAGCTTCACGTCGGAGATCCCCGAGATCATCAGGCGCACCTCTTCTCCCGCGGCCTCCGTCGCGTGCTGGAAGACCCCGATGGGAAAATCGCTCGGCCCGCGCGCGGTCCGGAAGGTCGAATCGTTCGCCCCAGGCCGCGCGAGGGTGAAAGCCGCCACAATGTTTCCGGCCGTAACCGACTTTTCGATTCCGGTTGTCCTGCCGATCATCCTTGCCTCCTGAAAAGCTCGGGGTGCTTTTTAGAAGCCCCGAGCACGGCACCCCTGTAGGTGCAGTCCTTGTTTTTCTCCATGAAATAGGCGATTGCCAGATCGCGCCGGGACTCGGCGTCGGTTGGGATATCGGTATCCGATCCCGCATGCTCGCCAAAATCGACCGTCCGGGGAAAGTGCTTTTCCATGAAGGCGCTCAGCCACTCCCAGGGGGGCTTTTTGCCCGATTCCGCGAAATCGAGGGCCGAATTGGGAACGAAAGCCAGATGCTCGCAAAATTCGGCGAGGCCATCCTTCATCATGGCCGGAGTGACCCGGCAGCCGTCTTTCATGAGGGCGTCGAGGCGCGACTTGACATCCGTCTTGTGCGTTTTGGCGAGGGCTTCGGACTCGGCCCTCTTTCGCTCCTCGGCGAACTCCAGAGCCGCTTCGTCCCTGGCCTTCCTGGCGGCGGCTTCCTCGGCGTCCTTCACCCTGCGGGCCACCTCTTCCTCGCCGAACGAGACACCCAGCGTGGCGACCGCCGGCTGAGGCTGATGGATCACCATGGGGGCCGCGCCCTCGGGCATCTCGTCGACCGCTCTTTTAAACAAATCCTTCCAACTCATGCGTTGCTCCTCGTTAAAATCTATGGTTACGGCATCGCGCGCATCGCCGAAGGCGATGTCTTCGAGTCCCTTTATGGCGGGCGGCGTGCCCCCGAGAAAGCCGACGTGGCGCAGATACCAGCCCCGGCCCTCGAGATCGGGATAGAGGCTTGCGCTCCTCTTTTTGAAAAGCCCCTGCCGAAGCGCCTCCTTGAACTCCGGGATTACGTCGAAGTCGGCTTTGAGCAGATCGCCCTCGGCCCTGAGGCCCGTCACCCAGCCGTACGCCGGGGCGTTGTCTTTCGGATGGCCTATGGTAGCCGGGGCTTCGTGCAGCGCCGGATCGTAGGCTTTCGCAATGGCCGAGATCATCTCCCGGCTGACGTCGTATGCCTGGCCGTCGCTTGCCCGGTGCCTGCCCGATCTCAGGATTTCGACCCCTGAGAGGGGCTCGCCGAACGATACGGATTGCCTGTTGACTTTCACGGTTCCCATCCTCAAGATGCTTCGTGGAGGTAGCGATTATGGAAACGATCTTCGACCACAACCCGACCGATGAAGAGCTGCTCTGCGCCGTGGGCGGCACGAGCCCTCATATCCTCGATGCGGTCAGGGCGCAAAGATCCCAGGACGGCCACTATGCCGATATCGTGGCGCTCATGCGCAAAAGGGGCGATATGAAGCGAGCCGGCCATTATCTCTCCCTTATCCGCGACGAGGAGTACCGGCGGGATATTCTCCAGCTCATATCAAAGGTCGCCTAGCAGCCGCCCGAAATCCTCGGACGTTTCGTTGAGCCGCATAAGGACGCTCATGATCCGAGGCCGGTCCTCCGGCCTCGCCGCCCGTCGCGCCAGAAGGCGCGCCAGGGGCTCCGCGTAGCTATCCCGCTTTGCCGTCAGGTAAAGCTCCTCGATCTCGCTCAAAAGCTCATCCCCAAGCCCGAGCCGCTCCAGCAGGAGCCCGAAATTTTTTACATACCGCCCGTAGGCGTATCCCGCCGCCTTGATGGCCTCCTGGTTGGAAGCCCCGGCCCCAAGCAGTGAAAGTATCCTCTGGTAGGTGCGCCGAGAGAGGTGCTGGGTGAGCGTCTCCTGCAAAATGTCCCTCGGGTCCAGGGAATCGAGCGCCTCGCCCGGCGTCTGCCGGCTGTGCAGTAGCTCGTGCTGGAGCGTCTCGACCGCGTACTCCCGGTTGAAGCTCAAGGGAGCGCCTTCCCGGATCGCCCGGAGCGCCCCCAGAAGATCTTTTGCCGGGTTGAACCCGCCGCTTTCGGGAAACGCGCGGTCGGTTACATAAAAATCCCCGGCTCCGTTCGTGGCCATCATGAAATCGCCGCGCCGGGTAAAATAGACGCTCTCTATCCCGGACGGCCCCGCCAGGGGCGCAAGCCTTTCCTTTATGAACGCTCCAGCCTCCGGATACGTCTCGATCTCTGGAACGGCGCCGGCCGATGCGAAAAGCTCCCCGCGCTTCTTCAGGAAAATATCCCGCAGCCTTTGCGGATAGAGCGACAGATCCGGCTCGTAGTGCTCCCTGGCCGCGTTGGCGTTAAAGCCCCGGTCCGGCATGAGGGGCCGGGCCAAAAGCCTGTTGCCCTTTTCGTCCACGGGCTCGAAGAGCCTTCCCGTCGGGTCTTCCGTCTCGACGGTCAGGCCCAGCGCCTTAACCTGCCGATCTGAAAGGGATTTTACGCCGCACCGGCACCGGTGACCGTTCGGCGGATACCACGTATCCCAGAAGGGATGATCCGCCGGGAACACCTTGCCGTCGAGCGCCCTGTGGGCCGGGCGGGTCCGCGAGTCGTTTACCGCGTCGTACTGCCAGTAGGGCCGGAGGGCCTTCACCGCCTGCATCTGCTTCCATCTTCCCACGTGGTAGGCCGTCTGGATGTTGGTCCTGAAGATCGTCTCGAGCCTCCGGGCGCCCTTGCCCGTCCAGCCCTGCTTGAGGATGATCCCAGGGATCTCCTTTTTCCACTGCTCGAAGCTGAGGCCCTCGGATAAGGCCTTTCCCAGGGATTCCTGGATTTTTACTATCGCATCCATCGAGGCGACGCCCGAAACCGTAAAGGCGTTGCCGCGCGCGGCCTCCGCCAGGCCGTAAAACTCGCGCGCCGACATGGGAACCTTCGATTTCCAGTACTCGAGCGCCTCCTGCATGGGAAGGGCGGTTGGGGCGATATCAGGCATGGGGAAACCCCGGTGAATCGGTGAATCGGTGAATCGGTGAATCGGGAAGCGCCTCCCTTCTTGCCGTGTGGCGCCCGTACATCTCGGCCGCGACCGTCGCCCGCTGGATCACGTCGAGCATCGCGCGCTCGTCCAAAATTTGCCCGAAGGCGTCGGCCAGGCGGTCCGCTAGATCGTCCGGCGATGCGGATGCCTCGATTGCCGCCACGATCATCCGCATGGAGGCATCCATGGCGGAGACGCCCTCCGGCAGGACGTCCGCGACCAGGCGCTCCAGGGCCTCCTGATCGGAATCGAAGCGCCCTTCCGAAAACTCGGCAGCCGGCAGGGCATCGCTTCGCGCCTTCGCGTCTTCGCGTGAATCGCCCTGCCCGATGGTCCGCTCCCCCTCCTTTGCGAGCGGGAGCCCGTAAGTCGTCTCAAAGTAGGTTTCCGGCACGCGCCGCTTAAAATCCAGATCGCCCAGAAGGATCTTGTCCCGCCCGGCCAGGGCCAAAAGATCCCGCTCCGGCTCGGTTCTCCTCCACACGCTCGGATATCCCCCGCGCGGCTGAGGGCCGAAGTTCAGGTCCACGATCCAGCGAACCAAGGTGCGGTTCAAGACCTCGCACTGATCGTCCGCGTCGGCCGCGACGATGGTTTGAAGCACCCGCTCGTGCACGTTTCCAAGGCTTTGAGATCCCCGCTCCCCCTGATCGGAGGTCAAGGTCTGCCCCAGAATGATCTTGGCTATGCAGCCGTCGAAGTAGCTGCAGGCCTTTTCGTAGGCGCCGTCTCCCGCGCGCTTCGCCTCGAGAAGCTCGATCGCCGCGGCGCTCGATATGGCGATCCCCGTCTTTCTCCTGACGTTTGAAACTATCTCGAGCAGGAGATCCTTGTCCTCCGGCGGCGCCCCCGGCGGGTATTTTCCGACCGGAACGGGCTCCCCGAAGTCCTCGAGGAAGCTCATCCAGAACTTGAGGCCGCATTTTTTGAACCATACCGGCCAGTAGAGCTGATGGCCGAGCCCCCGGCCGTAGGGGTTGCTGTCGTGCCCTCCGTAGCTCCAGAGAACGAATTTTTTATCGGGAACGATTTCGCCGTCCCACAGGTTGGACGGGGTAAGAAGCCTCAAATTCCCCTTCGGGTCGAATACGAACCGCCCCGGCCTCCTTCCCCGAAACTCGCGTATCCAGATATCCCCCCCGGATGCCTCCCACATGACCTCAACCGGCTTGTATCCGGTAATTACCGCCTGGCAGAGATCCCGGCAGAGCCTGTCGAAGTTGGCGGAGGCGAGCACGGCCTTGACGAAATCGGCGATTTTCGCGTCCGCCCGCTTCTCCGTGGCCGGGTCGCACTGCCATTCGCAGGCCTGAAGCGCAAGCGTTCTCGTCTGGTGCATGGCGAACACCTGCGCATCGCGGCTAATCTCCTCGTAGATCCTGACTCCCCGCCCCGCGCTCTCCTCCCTCAGGACCGCGTCCGGGTTTTCGAGGCGAGAAAGCCAGCCGGAGAAGATATCGATATCCTTTTCCAGCGCGGCTACTTCGCCTGCAGGGGGCCGTTTTGCGGAATCGTCTCTCATGGAGGCCTACCTTAAAAAACGCTCTAAGGCCGTCGAGGCCCTATCCACGCCGCTCGAGCGGTACTCGATTCTCGCCGGCGGCGAGGCGGCCGCGTGAAGCGCAAGGGCAAGCGCCCAGAAGCGATCTGAATGTCCGTTCGGTCCCCGGTCGGCGTCGAACCGGATGTTTCCGGCGGCCGTCGTGGTCTTTTTGATCGCCCGAAGATCGGACCTGATGGCGTTGCTCTGCGGGATCTTGATGTTTTGATCCTCGAAGGCGGCGCGAAGCGGATAGGCCAGGGCCTCCTTTACCGGCCCCGTGAAGCGCACGGGCTCGACCTTGTAGCCGTAGCGCTCGACGGCCCGCTCGGCGAGCTGCATGCCGAGCCCCGTAGCATCGATACAGCAGCGCCTGAGGGAGCGAAGCTCAAGAAGGCCGTAGAGCACCGCCTCCTGCTCGCTAAAGGATTTGCCCTGCATCTCGACAACCTTGCGGGTAAAAAAGCGCCCGTTTATGCGCTCGATGGCCCAATCGACCGTAAGATCCCTGTTCCGTCCGACATCGACTCCGAGATAGAGCTCACCGGGCGCGCGGCCGTCAGGCCCGCGTCCATCGGCTCCCATCTCCCACTCATCCCCCGGCGCGTACTCGCATTTGGCGATCTGGTCGTAGGTCAGAAACGCCCCCTCGTCGTCCGCCGGAACGCACATATACTCCTGGGCGAACTGCTCGGAATCGGCGCACCCTGACCGGATGAAGTCGAAATAATCCGCCTCGTCCATCTCCTGAATGGGGGAATCCGCCGGGATCTTCGACTGGAGCTTGTATAAAAAGCCCTGATCGAGCGCGTCCTGAAGCGTCACCCTGTGGAGGGAAAACCCCTTGGGGTTTCCCTTGTGCGTTATTTCAGTCACCAGCTCGTTAAAAAAATTCGCAGATCCCCGGTGGGTGGAGACGATCTCGAGCTGCCCGCCCCAGGTAATGCCGGGGTAGGCAATCGAGTAGAGCTTCCTCGGATCGGGGTGCAGGGCGAATTCATCGAGGACCCGGCCTCCCCTTTTTCCCGCCTGGGCGTCCGGGTTTGAGCTCATCGAGTGGATGCGCCGCTCGTTTGCAAACTGGAGGACAAAGGCGGATATTCTCTTCTCCGGATCGATTACCTGGAGCCCGAGGGATTCGGCGGCGGCGTTCAGGAGCTTTGCGAACATCACGCAGTCCTCCAGGAAAAGCCGCGCCTGAATTTCGTCGCGCGACGATACCCACTGATCGAATCTGGCCTCTCTGGGCGCCGTTCTGTCCACGCAGGCGCAGGCCGAGGCCCAGGAGAGGCCGATCTGCCTCGATTTTTCCATGAGCTTCAGGCGCGATGCATCGTCTATCCACCGGTTCTGATACGGCAGGAAGGTGCGCCGCGGCTCGGGAGGAATGATTTTTGCTCGGCCCATGTTAGAGTCCCAGCGTTGTGCGAAGCTCTTTAAGGGTTTCGGCGTCGGGCGCCCGGCCTGTAATCTCCTGACCCCTCGTCCCGTCAGCCTCCATCTTGCTCAAAAGCTCGCGCATGGCGGCAAACTCCTTCAAGGTCTGAAGGGTCAGGGCCTGGGCCGGATTGACCAGCATTTGCCGAAGCTTCAGCTCCATCGCCGCGCGCAAGGCTTCGATGGGAGAATCCGCGCGGATGGGGCCGCCCGTCTCTTCATCCGGCGCCGAAGCCGGAACGGAGGCCGGAGGCGGCGTTTCCTGGAGCTTGAGCCAGGCCTGGGCGGTCTTTTCAAGCGCCGCTACGGCAAAGGCGTCTTTGGCCTCGAGGCTGTCGAGGTATTTCCCGAGACCCGCCGCTCTCGCCACGATGAGGTCGGCTCTGATGGCGGATCGCGCCTGCCGGATGCGCTCTTTTTTCTCCTGCCAGGAGTAGCGGTCGCTCCACCGCTTGAGGGTGGATGCGGCGATGCCGAGAAGAGAGGAGACGCCCTCGAAAGTGTGCCCGTCCACGCAGTAAAGCTCTTCGGCGCGGTCCACCACCTCCATGGGGTATTCCTTCGATGCCGGCTTCCTCGGCGCCCCATCTCCGTCCATGTTTACTCCCGGCCCAGGACGCGCTTTATGATGTCGATTTCCCTGTCGAGAGGATCGAGCTGCTCTCTTTTCATGCCGTCGAGCCGAAGGGCCAGCACGGCAAGGGCCTCGGTATCCAGGGACTCCACGGGCTCATAGGCGGGGAGCAGGCATTTGATGCGGTCCCGCAAGGACTCCATTTCGATTGCGAGCCTGTTCCGGCGCTCCCTGCGATCGGACAAAGCCCCCAGGTTCATCAACCGCTCCTCCTGCATCAGATCACCTCCCCGGCGGACCGTCTGACCATTGGACAGAATTGATTCGTCTTCACTTCGTGGCTCACCGTTTCGAGCCCTTTAACGACCAGCACCGATAGATCCTGCTGGCCTTCGGCCAACCGGTGGCAGGTCTTGACCAGCTCGACATTGTTTTCATACCGCCTGGCCCACTCCGCGTCCCGGACGTCGCTCTTTGCCTGGATGGTCATGATGTCGTCGCGGTATTGCCGAAGCACCGCCTGGATATCCTCGCGGTACTGGCGCATCATCCGGTCCTGCTGCTCCCGGCCGAAATACCAGACGATAAAGACCATGCCGGGAAGTCCGAAAGCCTGGAGGAGCTCGACCAATGTTTTGAGGCCGAACGATTCCATCAGCCCCTCCCCGTGCCGGACGGCATGAGCCTCAGGGGCCGCTCGGCCTTGATCCGCCCGTAGAGCGCCCAGATGAGCCCGACGACGACCGAGGCCTCATCGAGCATTTGCCCGAGGGCGTCGGAATCCACGGCAATGCCCAGGCGCGGCGCGAAATGGGCCAGGGCCATGAGAATCAGCCCCTGAACGGTCCTGCTCGAAAGAATGTGCTTTGGCTTCATATGCTGCCCTCTGCGTGGTTATTCGGTTTGTGCCGGGATGAACGGGGAGAGGGGAGGATGGGCGCCGCGTCCCGGGGGTGCTCGAACACGGCGCCCGGAGTATGAGAAGCGATGAGTCCCGGCGCAACGAGGGCAGAATATCGCCTCCCGCCGGGCAGCCAAGCGAAACATGAGGGTACGTGATGCAAGTGGTTGTTTTTAAAAGCGATTGTTTTTGCGCAGAACAATCATTATCAAAAAAGCCGCTCCAGATGGGGCGGCTCTACAGCGCTTCTTTATGGGGGTGGCGGAACGATTGAGATGTGGTAAATATAACCGTCATCCAATACGGAAGGAGATGCTCATGGGTGTTGCGGCGGTCGAGGGCGCTTTGGCTTTCGGACAATTTGCCTCGGAGCTTCAAAGGGTGCTGCGCGGCCTGGCCGGAGGATGGCCAGCCCTTCTGCCGGCCGCGCTCCATCTGGCGCGCATGGAGCGGGGAAGCCGCCTGACCCTTGCAAAGGTGAGGAGCGCCATGGCGCTCTGCGCGGAGCTCTGCCACGAAGGAGCCTGCCTTGGCAGGCTTTTGGAGCACGCCGCCTTGATCCGGGATCTCCACGCGGAGATATACGGCCGCATGGCGGCGTTTCCCCTTGGATTTCTGTTCAGAAAACGGGTCGAGCTCTCGCTCCATGAATGGGACAATCTGGTGGAGGACTGCGCCGTGGCCTCCGATCCCGAAATCCGTGAAATGCTCATCGAGCTGGCCGGCCGGATGTGATGGCCTGCACCATCGAGCGCTCATCGGCATACGAGATCCATCTTCGCGATCTGCTCAAGACCTATCCCCGGAGCCGCTCCACCATCGAATCGCTTATCTCAGGGCTTGCCGATCAGCCCGAGCAGGGAGATGTGTATCCGGGATTCGGCCCGGCGCAGGTCCGCAAGGTGCGTATCGCCCTGCCCGAATATCGCCTGGGACAGAGCTCCGGAGTGCGCCTCCTCTATCTTTTCAAACCGCAATCCGGCAAGATTCTGCTTCTGGCGATATACCGCAAGGGCGCAATCAAGGCGGAGCACGAAGTGATCCGCCTTATCAAAAAAGCGCTCAAGGAAGAGCTCGGGAAGAATTGAGGGAGGGCCGCCATTGCCCGCCGAGAGGTGGCGGCCGTATCGTTTCGAGCAACGGGCGGAATCTCTTCCGCTTCTCCGGGTACTGGGCTGTTCCCCTGTGCTCCTCGGCGCATACTCGGACTCAACGCCCCAAAATCAGCGGCGCGGCCTGCGGTCTCCGGGGGAGAACCACAGGCTGTCTCCGCGTCCGCTGCATTTTGCTGGTTAGACGGATACTATAGAATCAGGCTTTCGCCCTCTTTGAACACCTTGAGACTCTTTTTGTACCGGAAGACCGTCACCACCGTGCACGTGGCCAGGTCCACCACGAAGATGGACGTCGGCCCCTTGCCGGGAGGCACCGCCGCCACAAGGTTTTCCCTGGCCTCGGTGATGCGCCCCGAAAGCGCCCGCTTGATGAACCGATCCTCGTGGAAGGTCTCGGTCTTGAGGCCGTAAATCTCCTTCAGGCGGATCACCGCGTAGCGCGAGAGCTTTACCGCCTCGCAGTAGGTGGCGACCGTCTGTCCTTTGAGGTTCATGGCGCATCTCCCGTGAGGGCTTCATAGGCTTCGTCCACGGCTTCCCGGACGATGCCCAGAATCAAGGCGAGGCCGTCCGCCTCCCGGTTGGTAAGCGGAACCTCCATGGACATTTCGGGGCCTACGGTCGGAGCCCACTGAAGCACCGAGTGCCGAAGAAAGGCCAGCATGCCGTCCGCCGCCATGAGCGCGTCTCCGGGGTGACTTGAGCCGGTGATCTGCTCCATAAGAGAGCCCGGCTTGAGCTTCGGTACGGGGCAGGGGTTAGTTGACATGATTGTCCTTCCTTGAAAAGAGAGCAGGAAGGTTCTCCGTCATGCGGCGTATTCGGGCATTGGCCGGACCGTGATCGGGGAAAAATAGTTTGAAAGGCTTCATTTCATGCTCAAGCCGCTTTGCCTGCTCCACGGTAAGACCCACTGCTCCGGCCGCCTCCGCCTGATAAAGCCCTAAGTAACGGAAATTGCAATACCGGGTGAAATCCTCGGAAGAGAGGCCGAATCGACCCAGTAAGGCATTGATGCCAAACCCAAGGCTGAGGCCCGAGGGTGGAGATAGGGGAAGCTGGATGGGCTTGCCCTCAGGCAGGGCTGCCGTGATAGCCTGCTTTAATTCCCTCACATGCCCAGGTAGCCTAGCAAGCCACACGCGCAACTCCTTGGCCGCAGGGGATTGACCGAACATGGCGAGGAGGTAGGCACCCGTTTCATCGAAAACCCGATGGGGCCTGGCGTGGCCATCTCCTTGGGCCCTCATGGTGAGGGTGCGGGTGTGAGGCTCAAGCTCTTCTTTATTTCGTGCATAAAGATTCTGCACAGCCTTGGTAGGGTCGGCAAACCCAAGGGCCATGCCAAGATCCACTCCCGGAACGTAGTCGCGCCCCTCAATATGGACAACGCGAACCGGGACGCCGTTGAAATGATGGATGCTAATGGTGAAGTCCTTGTTCTTTTCCATGTCTTGTCTCCATTTTATTCAAGCTGTCCGGAGCCCCCCGCAGAAAACAAAAATCCCGAAGACTTGCTTGCACCAAAATGGAAGTGCCCCCGTCCTTGCGGATGCGGGGAGTCTCCGGGATCATAGTTCCGGCCTGAAATAAAAAAGGCCACTGACGGGGGCAACCGCCATTTTGTTGCAAGCCCCATCAGCCTACGGGATGCCCGGCAGCGATGTCAAACGGTTTTTACGGAATGATCAGTGAATCCGGTGCAGCACATCCCGGCAGGGATTACGCCTGAATTTGTCCGGGATGCGCTCGGAGGCGGCTTCGAGCTCATCCATTGTCATGCCGAGCCCCTTGCAGAGGGTTTCCGCGCTGTAGCAGGGCTCGCCGTTCTCGTCGAAGTAATCGGGCTTGACGTCCGGGAAAAACATCCTGAAGCCTGCTGCCATCTTCTCCCTGATCTCGGGAGGCCCGTTCTCCATGCAGTATTGCAGGGCATCCAGCCCGGCCTCGCTCTCAAGCCCCTCGCGCTCGATAACCGCCATAGCTTCCTGCAAGGACGAAAACTCTGTCATGACTACCCCTCCCTATGAACATGCAATTTGCGCTTTTTGACAAACCGGCACGGACTGCCGGTGATCCGTCTAACGCAAGATTAAGCAGCGGCGCCGAAATACCATGGACTGCCGCTGACACCACCGACTTTCACTCGCCCACGGATTGCGCCGTCTGCTTCAATCTCTGGTTAGCGTCTGTGGATATAGTACGGCATCAAAAACGGACTTAGCCCGGCCAAGCCAAAGAGTGCACCCAAGACCTCTCTCTCCACCTGGCGTTTACTCGGCTTCCTCCTCTTGGTCCTGCCGGCGACGATAGCCTGAGCCTTTCGCTCTTCCGCTGAGCCTCTTCTTTTGGCTTCTCCCATCTCTCACTTCCCTTCCGCTAACAAGGATTAGACGGCTCAAGGCCGTTTACCCAATAATTGCACCATGCGCATCTCCTACACCTCGTTCATCGACATCTCGTTCATGGCTGTTATGTTCCACGTGAAACATCAGCCATTTTGTCAACTATCACTATGGGTTAGCTCCAAACGAGTATACTTGTCATCTCTTCGTGTGCTTCCCGCACGCCTTTGCCGGATCGACGGACCGCACGGCCTTTGGATCGAGCCGGCACCATCTGGGCACTTCAAAATGCTTGCAGGTGTGGCAGTTGAGCTTTTTATCGGCATCGAACGCCTTGCCCAGCGCTTCGGCAAGGGCGCGGATATCGCCTTTCGTGGCCCGAGCCTCCCCAGTCTCCTCGGGCGCCGATGCCGCCTCCAGCGCACCGAAAACGAAGCTTCTACCCTCCCTTTGCTTTCTTGACTCGTCCGTCCGCTCGGCCTGGGCGGCAAGTGGCCTTGCCTTGCTCCAGGCCGTGTGGCGTATGTAGTTGTGGTCCTTTAGGTGCTCTAGTCTCGGCTCCCGCTCGATTGCCGCCCGCATCGCCTCGGCCCATATTTCGGGAGGGCAGGGGCGCTCCTCGGATTTCTCCCACCGCACGCGGCCGGGAGCCACCAGGTCGCGCAGCGAGGATAGGATTGTCAGTGTCCGCTTGCTCGTCAGGCTGCGCTTTTCGGAGCGAAAAAGCCCCAGGTACTCCCATAGATCCCGGTGAAGGACCTGGGGCAGCTCGTTTCGCGCCAGCATGATTACCTGCTTCCAGCCTATGGCCTCGAGGAAAGCCTCCAGCTCCCCCATGTAGCCTCAGCACGGGCACTGGCACATGAAGGGGCTCACACCGCGGCCTCGCTAAGCGCTTCCTCGAAGGGCTTGACCTCGAAGTCCTCGCTCTGGCTTATGGAGAGCCCCTTTATCGCAACAATCGCCTCGGGCTCGTTCAATATGGCCTCCTTGTTGAGCTCCTCCTTTTCCCTGATAAAGCGCGTGAGCCCGAGCCGTCTCAACTGATCCAGGACAGCCTCGACGCCTCGCGTCACGACCTTGGGAGGCGTCGTGCGCCAGGAGACGACTCCGGTTTCAAGGGATGCGCTTTTCACTTTCCCCCCTTGCGTAAGAGCGTCCCGGTTGGCCTCGCACCAGATCCTGACCCCGTGGGTCAGCGCCTCGATCGCCGCGCCGTGGGGCCGCGCCGCCTCTTCATATCTGGCCTTGATCACGGACATTTCATCGTTCATGGCCGTCTCCAGGCGCGTTACCTCCCTCTGCCGCCTGCCGATTTCGGCGATTGCCGATACCGCCTGCTCGCGGCTCTGGGGAACACCGTAAGGCGATGCCTTCTCCTTTGCCCTCATGCCTCGCCTCCCGCCTCATCGGCCGCATTCGCCGCATTCCCGCAGGCGCACGCGGCGCACTCCCGAAGCTCCGTTAAAACTGGAACGGCTGCCTCCGCCCGCTTGAGCTCCCAGACGATCTGGTTGCCGAGAGGCCGCATGTCGTCTTCCGCCCGGAGCCTGAGCCCCTGAAGGATGTGCGGCGCCAGGCTAAAATCGACCGTAACCTGGAGCCCGGCCGCATCGCCGTTTGCTCCCAGCGCCTTCTCCCTTGCCATCTCATCGGCGTAGCAGGGCGAGCAGAGCCCGCGAGCCTTGATGAGCCTTTCCCGATTGCACTTCCTGCAAACCCCCATTTTGGAGCTTCCACCCATGTATGCTTCTCCTTCATCCGGTGTTGCCCGTTCGTCCTTATCCGGGGTAGAAAGACCGGTGAAGCCGGGTCTTTTCCACCCCGCGCCTGGCGCGATACCGGCTTATGCCCTGGCAGGTCCGGCCGGCGTCGCGCCCTCCTCACCTTCATTTTTCCGGGATATCGCGCAATTTTTTTCCGTCGCGCACAGACGGCAGACCCAGACCTTTTTTCCCTTGAGCCTGCGGTACTCCCCGTACACGGAAAAATCCCGGCATACGCCGCACTGCGTTGAAGCCCGCCGCATGTCCGCGGCATTGTTGAAGTCCTCGACCGTCGAATCGAGGATCGAGAGCAGCTCCTTCTGGAATCCGCTCGAAAAATGCCCCATCCGCTTCAGCATGAGCGATCTCAAAAAACTTCTTTCGGATTTGTCGAGCACCCCGGACCTCCTTCCTGTCTGCCTGTGTTCCTTCAGGGGCTTCGCCCCGCCGCGGCTTTTGCGCTTCCTCGATGCCGCCGGACCGGGCGCGGCAGCATCCACGCCCGGCTCCTTCCGCGCGCATCGGGCCTCGACTGCGTCCCTGAGCGCCGAAACATCGCTATCGTCGAGCTCGCCCCGCGCAGCAGCCTCTCCCGCCGGGCAATCCCAGCAGCCCGGATAGCGGATCTGCCTTATCGCCGGGTTATAGCCCGCCACTGTCGCCCCCTGGTTTGCAAGGCACCTTTCGACCGTTATGGTTGCGTGCATCCTCTCGCATCTCATCGCCTTACCTCAAAGCCGCCCAATCGGGATGCGCGTCGTCCCGGTGAAGCCCGCGCCCCTTCATCGTCTTTACGCGCTCGTCGAACCCTTCGGGAAACTGCAGGTAATCGGCCAGCGACGCCCCCGTAAGGCGCCATATCCTCCGTTTCACGTACCTGCGCCTGAGGCGCTCCTGGCGCGAGAAGAACGCAAGGATCCGCTTTACCGGTCTTTTAAGCCAACCCGGCATGCATCCCCCTTCTCGGATGCACCTGAATAAAGGGCCTCCGTCCGTTTAAGTCGCACGGCATGCAGTACCACCACTCGACCGGCTCGAAATCCGCGCCGAACCATCCCCACCGCATCATGGGCTCCCCGCACAGGCGGCACCTCGGAGCCCCCGCATGCTCGCGCATGATCCCCTCGACGCAGCCGAGCGGGTGCGGAAGCTCGGCCCAGGCGATGATGCCGGGCCATTCCTCGGCCTGGCAGGCGTCGGCGTCGAGATCCCAAAACGCCCCGCCGTGGTGGAAGGCAAGCCCCACGTTGCCGCCATCGGTTACGAGCACCGCGTCACGGTGCTCGGGCGGATTGCAGGCGGGATGAAACTCAAGCGTCCAAAAACGTCCCCACGCCCTCAATTTTTCCCTCCCTTCCCTGGATTCCCGCCAGGAGCGCGCGGGAATGACTGGACGCCTGCCGCGGCATCGCCGGCGCCCTTCCGGTCCAGGCGCTTTCCGTGGATGGATAGCGCCGCCGCGATTTTGTGCAGTTGCTCGAAGTCGCACCAGACAACCTTCTCCACCCCGAACATCCGCCGGGCCATCCCGTGGGCATACGCCCAGCCCTTTCCCTGGGCGGCCAGGAGAGCGCTTATCTTGGACATGAGCGGCTTTTTTTCAGGGGAGGGCTCAAGCCCCCGCTCCCACTGCAGGAATGCCGGTTTCTCGCTTACCCTGCTCGCCCTCGAGGGCGGCCAGCTTTTGCCCGCCGACTTGAATCCCAACGCCTCGAATCTTTTCATGCACTCCTCGAACTGTTCGGTTGTCAGATCCTTCGAGCTTTCCGCTCCGGAAACATCCCTGAGCATGTCCCGGTAGGCATCCTCCTCCATCCCCACCTTCGCTTTCGCCACGTGGATCAGGGCGATCTGCCTGCCGTTTACCGCTCCCACCCGCGTCTTTTTCGTCTGAGCATGAATCATTGCCCTTCCTCCTTTACCTTCCTTCCCCGAGCAGGCGCTGCCTTCGCTCATCGATCCTCTCCGCCCGCTCCCAGAGCCGTACCGAGCCCTCGTAGGCAGCGGAGGCCAGCGCGAATTCGGCGAGATTTCCGACGCAGCGCTTCTTCGCGGCAATCGCGGCATCGGCCATGGACTTCGCCCTTCTCCTCAAAGTCCTCACCCTCGCCCAAAGCAGATCGGATTAGCGGCCGCACATTCAAAACAAGATCCAGCAGCTCGTCCTTCGATAAATCCTTAAGAGCCATCGCCGTTTCCATCGAACACATCCTCCTCGCCCAGGTTTGGTTATCGCCATGCCCCCATCCCACCTCCCAGGGCTCGATTCGCGATCAAGCCCTGGAAGATAGGCCCGGCCCGTGGGCCGGGACACCGCTTACGCCCAATCGAACCGGTTGCATCCGATCCGCATATCTTCGAGATATCGAAGCCTGATCTCCTTCCGCTCGCTCTCGTCCTCGATCATCTCAAGGACCGCCTCGTCGCTCGGGCGGCTCCTCCCGATCCGCTCAAGGAGCTCCCCGGCCAGATTCCCGTAGTAGCTGGACTCGGAGCTGAGCTCCTTCAGGTATGCTCTCAAACTCATCCCTCGCCTCCCCAGTCCTCTACCGCCCCGGTTTCCCACATCGCGTTGACCAGGCCGCCACCGACGACGCCACCGGCGACGGCCCCGAGCAAAAAGATCAGGATGTATTCGATCATGAGCCCCCCTCCTTTCTATTTCTCTGGTTTTGAGTGCGAAATTTCCCCGCCTCGAATTCTTCCAGTTTTTCGTGCAAAAACCCTTCAGCCCGCTCGCCTGCTCCGATGAGCTCCGCCCCGCTTTAAAATCCCGAGCACACGCCGAAGCTTTGTAAGATCCCGGCACCACCCGATCTCCTGAACGTTGCACTCCCGATTGGCCAGATCTCGAAGCCTTTGCTTTACGTCGCCGCCCAGGGCCTCCGCTGCCGCCCGGATGCGCGTGTGAAGCTCGCGCACCTGGCGGTCCATTGTCGCCGGGTCCTCCGAATCCTTCGGCTTTCCAGGCTTCCAGCCAAGGGCCATCATGACCCGCACCAGATCTTCGAGCTCCATGTTTGAAAGGCAGCTTGCCGACGTGACCCCGAAGTGCTTTACGAGCATCATTCGGTAGTCGATGTCCCTGATTTCGAGCTCCTTTTTGGCGATGTGCACCTTGGCCAGAAGCGCCCGGTACTCGAGCACCACGGCGTTGGGCCCGCTTTCGATTTTGCTTTGGCTTCCTCCATCGAGTACCTTCATGAGCCACCTTCCTTTCCGGACCTCTGCGCCGCGACGTATTTTTGATAGAAGCGATCCAGATGACGAACCCGGTAGATCCATATGGGCTGATTGTTCCTATTTCTTTTTTTGCCCACCCGTTCGATGTCATCTTCGTCCAGAAGCTGCCGGATAACCTTCGAGGTGAAATTCATGCCGGCATCGGCCAGCATCGCGATATCAGCGGCGGTAAAGGCGCGCTTTACGTGCATCGCCCGGTACATTCGGGGCTTGATGCTCCGGCGCGCGCCCCACGCCGGTTGAAATCCCAGGTAGCGGTACCGGCCGGATTCCATCCGTTTCACCTCACCCCGGAGAGCCATGTCTTTGAGAACATCCCGGACCACTCCTCCGTGCGGCAGCTCAAGATCCCGTGTCACCTCAGCCGGCGTAAACTCACTCAAAAGACCGCTTATATGCTCACGCACCCTGCTTGCCGTCGTCTTCACGGCATACCTCCGCGGTAAGCTCGTCCGTAATCGCCTCGATCCCCGAGGCCTTCATCTTCTTTTCCATCTGCACGGCGTCGTTTACGACGATCCGGAAATCCCCCGCGCTGTGCTTGGCAAGCTGCGCCGCCTGCTTGGGGGTTACGGCCTGCCCCATGGCGTTCCGGTAGAAGACCACCACATCGATTGCGCAGAGGGGCTCGAATCTGAGCTGATGGGCGACTCTGCTCTTGATGCGCCTCTCCTGCTCGATGAGCCTTGAAAGCATCTCTTCTCCGATCATTACAACCGGCACCTTGAGCGCGTCGTGCAGGTCCCGAAGCGTGTTCACATGCCTAAGGGTCATGCGGTCCACCTCATCGACCATGATGATCCGCCGCTGCAGGGCCATTTCGCTTTGAATGAGCTCGTATGCCCCGGCTCCGCTCCGGGGACGGGTGCCGCCCAGGATGAAGGCGATCTCGCGCATGAGCACCCGAGGAGTCATCCAGTCCTGAAAGCGGATGAGCACCGCTCTGGGATCGACCACGATCAGCCGCTCGGCGGCCGTCGTCTTGCCCCGTCCCGTGCTTCCCACAACGGTCGCCATCTCGAGGCCGAGCGATGTGGAAAGCAGGTCCTCACACAGGGATTGCAATTTCTGGTAGTTCTGGGTAGGTATGAATACGTCTTCACGCATGAGCGCCTCCATTCGGTTCTGGTGGTTTAAGGCCCCGTTTGGCACTTGCAGGCGTAGCGGGGCCGGGTGCTCAGCACCCTTCCGTTTTTACGTTCAGTGTCTCCTTCATAAGATCCCAGTAGCCCCTGGCTTCCTCGTCGAGTCTCGATTCAAAATCCCGGATAAAGACCATGTCGGATTCCGTAAGCTCGAATCCCTCGCCCATCCGCTCAAGGGACCAGCGGTAGCGGTCGATATGATTTCCGAAGATGGGGCGCTTCCCGGTGAAGGGCTTTCCTTCCCGCTCTACGGGAGGATCGGGCGCGGCCTCGCGGGTGGGTGAGGGAGGCGAAGACGTTCCGGCCATCTCGGCCGTTAGCCGGTCGAGCTCCAAAGCCTTCCTAGCGATCTCTTCGGCCTCCTTATCGCTCACCACGGCCGGAGCCCGGTAGCCGTCGATGGCCGCAACCCCCGCTTTGATTTCCTCTTCACTTGGCGCGCGCATGATCTTGAGCTGGTCGGCCACGGCCCGCTTGGCCTCGGAAACTGCGGCGTTGTCGAATTCCTCGACTTTCACGATGGGAGCGATCCTGCGCCCGGCGGCTTCGAGGTCATCGAGGCGGTCCATCATGGGATTTGAGCCGATGTCGGCCTTGAGATCCTTGAGCGCGCGGCTCGCCGCCTTGACCTTTTTGGCCTGGGATTTTCTGGCGCGGGAGAGCTGCTCGGGCGTGAACCCCGCCCTGGTGCTGTCGATGGCAGTAAAAAGGTAGCGGTGCTTCAAGTCGAAGACGTACACACGGGCCGCATCGGTCAGGTCGATTTGCACCCGCACGCGCTTTCCCACGTGCTCGCCCATGTCAAGAGACTGGAACCAGCCGCGCTCAAGCTCGATTCCCTTCTTCTGGATTGTGCGCTCGAAGGGAGGGGCCAGCAGGATGTCGAGCACCCGCTCGTCGCTCACGCGCCTGACGGGTACGGGGGATCTTCCCGGCATATCGGCCGGGATGGCGCCGTTTAGCCCCTTGTGCGGCCGCTGGGAGTAAATGAGATCGATCCACCGATCCATGATCTCCTGCAGCTCGTCTCTCGAAACGCCTACTTCCACCACGCCGCCGTGGGTGAGGAAGGCCTTGACGAACTCGTCCCGAGCCTTTTCGCGGTTGCGCATGGCCTGCCGCTCGGCCACGTTATGACCGCTAAAGCCGGGAAGCTCTTCAAACAGCCCAACCGCCAGCGTCCCCCAGAACCGTTCGATGAAGGGCTTGCCCTCGGGAGTGCGGGGAGGAATCCAGGGCTTTGCGATGTTAAGGGCATTGCAGACGACATCGATATGTTTGCTGTCGTAGTCCTTGCCGTGGTCCATCCCGAGCTCTTCGGGAATGCCGCCGATGCCTCCGAGCCCGAGCATTCCCTTGCGCAGGATCGCCGCGACAGCCGTGGCCTTGCTTGACTCCGCGATGAGCACTGCCGGAAGACGGCTGAAGACATCTATGAGCCCGACGCCTGTGTAGCGCTTTTTATCCGAGCAGATGATATCCGCCGGAGTCGAGTCCGCCTCCCATCGCTGGCAGAACCGCTCGATACCCGCAGCCTTATCGCCAAGGGCCAGCATGTGCCTGTTTTTCCAGTCGGAGGGGTCCAGGAGATAATCGTAGAGCTGCCGGTTTTCGAGCTTCCAGCGCTCCATGAAGCGGTAGATCGTGGCCGGGTGGGGCACCGCGTTCTTGCCGAACTTGTCCCTCAGGTATTCGTGGATCCGAACGGGCCGAACTATCGGGTTCTTGTGAACGAGCCCCAGGATGAAATCCTGCTGCTCCTGAGTAAGCGAGCGCACCGCAGCCTCCCGCTCCTTTCTCACGAGCCCGCCCAGGCCAAAAGCATCCTGATCCGCTCGCCATGAGTGAAGAGTAGGAACCGATATGTGGGGCACCCGTGTGTAGACGTCGGCGGACAGGGATTTTATCGCCCCTTCGTTATAGAGCCGGCAGAACTCGGCCTGGGTGAGGTGCTTTGCATCCGGCGCGCGCGGCCCCCGCTTGTGCCCGACCGAGCGCTCGAAGGCGTCGAGTATCTCCTTTTTTATATGGCCGAGCTCCCGATGCTGATCGTCCGCCCGCTGGTAGCGAAGAAGGCCCTCCCCCCGGCTTTTGGGGATGACGGGGCAGGAGGCGGGATCGGAGGGAGCCTCCGTCTTCAGGGCCAGGCGGCGCAGGTATGCCGCCTGGGCGGGAGGGGCGAGGCAGGAGAAGTGGATTTGCCAGATCATCCCATCCTTGCCGCCGCCCTGTGGGGCTGGGACCTCTCGGGCTTTCGAGTACTTCCCTTTTTGCGCCCGCCATTGGATCGTTCGGAGGGGCTTGGTTTCCAGCTCGGCGACCACATCTGCGTTGATCCATTCGTCCATAAGCACACCGCACAGAGAAAGATTATTGTTGAGGAACAAACACATCTGGGGTCCGAATGGTTCTGGGACCTGGCTTTTGCATTGCGTCACTCAAAGGGTCTCGAATTCCTTGCAACTCACTGAAAACGCTCTTTATAGGGTCGTCTACCCTCATTGCGTCACCGTTGCGCCACTATTGCGTCACTCCTCCCCCTCCATTGAGGGGAGAGAGCCGGGGTGAGGGGGAGTATCCCCTGCCTCCTGCGGCTGTGCTGTGGTATCTTTCTGCCCCAATTCACAGACGACCACCTCATAGCGATTGAGATACCCCTTCGGGTCGGACTGGTAGGTCTCGTACACAGACAGGTCAGGCTTTAATTTTTCCTTCATGAAAGGATCTCCTATGGAAAAGAAAGAATTTTGTTGCCTTCTGTCATTGCATCAATGAATTGCTGTTGAATTTGCCGTAAGAGGCTGGAAATAGGTTCCATAGGTTGCTTCGGCCCTATTGCATCAATGTTGCACCAATCGCCATCTGGATTGATGCAATGGAAGCCACTCGGTTGCGTCAATCCTCCCTACTTGAGCCCCCTCTGCACCGCATCCTTCAGCTCCATCGCCTGCACCACCAACCGGTCGATCTGACTGGACACGGCCCGCTTTTCTTCATTCGTCATCTCCCCATCCGAGAGCACATCCTGGAGGCAGTCGGCCAGGGTCCCAACTTCTTTGTTGATATCCAAAAGCTCCATCACCGCGGACCCCTTGTCCGAGCAGCACTCCGCAGCCGATACCCGATAACCCAGGGATTCCGCCAAAATACGCAGCGCTCCGTCTACTACATGGTCCTGCCCGATCTCCTGCAACTTGCTGAACGTGATCCGGAGCAGATCCATGGGGTTCCGGTAGCTGCCTTCGGTAGAATCCGGGTCCTGAGCCCACCGGTAAAGAGTCCGGTGCTCCACGTGCCAGATCTTGGCAAGCTCGGTCTTGGTCAAGTGCTTCAAGGCAGCCGCGAAGATTTGATGCGATCTGACGAAATAGGAACCCTTAAGATCCATGTCGTACTCCTGCCTTTATTGTCATTGCCTCTTGGGGGTCGTTCTGGTTGGATGCCACACAAACGGAACCACTCACGGAGGGCCGGTCATGACAGCAGTAGAGCTTGAGTGCAGAGAGGATTTCCAGAGTCACATCCCCGCGTGGACGGGAATCAGCCCGCCCCCAATGCCGCCGTATCACCTTGACCACCGTGTCGAACTTGAACCCATGCTTCCGGGCGAATGCGCTCAGCGTAAGGTCATGCGCGAGAAGATCCGAACGGAGGCGATTGAAAATGCTTGTTCTTCCGGCGATTTCCACCTAAGTTGCTCCTCGTTAGTGTCTAAATGTTGGGATAGTTCTACATCCTATAGGATGTCCGGTCAACAACTTTTTGGATGTATTGTGGGCGAGCCTCTTTCAGAGAGACTGAAGGTGCTTCGAGTGGCCGCCAATCGCACTCAGGCCCAATTTGCTGCATATATGGGAGTCACCCTTAATACATATCAACGGTACGAAAAGGGTGCACAGGTCCCAGGCGCGGACAAGATTGCCGGTCTTAAAAACCACTTAAAAGATGTAAGTCTTTCTTGGCTTTTGGTTGGGATAGGGGAGATGCTTGAACTGCCACTGGGTACTTCGTATACCCAAGAGGCAGAAGAAGACCCCGAAATCGCAGAGCTGCTCATGCGCGCGCGCGAGGTCCTGAAGAGCGGCAATCAACTGGCTTTCGACGCCCTGTCCCGGAACATCATGTACTTTGCCCACGCAGTTAAAATCGAGAAGCGCCTGAACGAAATGGAGGCGAGGATGGCTGCCATGGAGCAGAAGCTCCAGCACATCGAGGAGCCAGTCAAGCCCCTGGGAGAGTCAGAGAAACGAGAGGCAATGTAATTTACGTGAGGTTCGATTAAGGGTAGATTCCCCTGGCTGGATAATATGAAGGTAGGAGGGTAAAGTGAAGCGCTTTCTAAACCATCTCTTTGAATGGAACCACGAGCTAAAGAAGGGTCACAACCCCAATACCGGCTTTGTCGTGGGCTTTACGGAAAAACATATGAACACCCTGCAGTACCGAGTTTGCAACGTCCTGGAGGAGCTTGGCAGGCCCTATCGCGTGGCCAACGCCGCGGACAAGGGTTTTCCCGGCATGGTGGAAGATCTCACAGGCACAAAGTACCACACGGCCAACACCGCCTATGACGCCCTCCGCGATCTCCTTTGCAACACCAGCGAGGTCATTGTCATAAGAGAGTTCTCGGCCTCCAAAGTGAAGCGCCCGGCCGGATACCTCCACGACTTCGTCAAAATCCTCGACGACGCCCACCTCTTCGATATCCGCCCCAAAAGTGATCTCATCCTCATAGACTACGGCGCCTTCCTCCAGCGCGCATGGAAAGACATTGGCCGCTACCTGGCCGTCCACACCTTCCTCGAAAATGGATGAGACAGCCGTTTTTTGCGCGATATTCCAGAGAAACAATTCTTCTACCGGATCGCGCGAAAAACATGGCGATGACCGCTTTTCGGGCTTAATTCTTCTGACACACTCGTGGGCTTGGAGCCAAGCAGGACCAACCAGCCTAAGCCCACATTATCACCACAAAAGTCCTGCTTTCGTCGCCCTTAATCAAGGCACCTCAATTCTTCTCAAGGATAGTGAACCCCACACCGGGGATGCTGGTTTCGTCGGGCGGCCTCGGGACCATGGGCTTCGGGCTTCCGGCGGCGGTCGGAGCGACGATGGGACGCCGCGATCAGCCCGTCATTCTGGTAACGGGCGACGGCAGCATCCAGATGACAATTCAGGAGCTGGCCACCATGCGGGAGCAGGAGCTTCCGATAAAGATCTTCATTTTCAACAATCAGGCGCTCGGCATGGTCAGGCAGCTTCAGGATGTGTATTGCGAGGGCCGCAACATTGCGACACTCTTCAAGTTTCATCCGGATTTCGCCCATCTTGCCGGAGCCTACGGGATGCCTGGATACACGATCGACAAGGAGGCCGATTTTGAAGCGGCCCTTCCCGGTATCCTCGCCACTCCGGGAGCCGTTCTGGTCAACTGCCTGATTCCCACGGCGGAAAACGTCTCCCCCATGGTGCTTGCGGGAGCCGGTATCCACGAGGCCGTTGATGTTTGAGGCCGGAAGACTCAACTTTCAGAAAGCGGGCTGCGCTTCGGGCAGTCCGCTTTCTTCAGTATCGGTCGGCCATCTTGCTGACGAGACAGATCTATGAGCGACTTTCAGAAAGAGAGCGAAGCTTCGCCTCCTTCGCACAAAGGGCTGGTAAATTTCTTTTTCGAGCTGGGAATGCTTAAGAAGACGCCCCGCTCCGGCTACCAGTTCCTGGGCTCGGGTGGCGAATCGGTTGCGGACCACTCCTTTCGCGCATCCCTCATCGGCTACACCCTGGCCCGCCTGACTCCGGGATCGGATCTCCTCAAGGTGATCTCTCTTTGCCTCTTTCACGACGTACCGGAATCGCGAACGGGCGATCTCAATTATGTGAACAAAAGATACGTGAAGCCGGACGAAGAGCTGGCCGTGGCGGATCTCGCCGCCACGGGGCCTTTTGGCGGCGCGGATCAGGCTCCCATGAAGGAA